GTCTTCTTAGATTTTCTATTGCGAAGAATAGCAAAATCATGAGCATCCACTTTACCATTCTTATTAGCATCAATCTTCTCCTGATTGCCAGGCATATCTCTTCTCTCTTCGATATGCTCTACTTCTTCTTTCTTACCTTTTGCTTTCCAAGCAGTAGCGTAGGCAATACCCTTTTCTTTATCGGTTAGTTTGCCATCCTTAGAGTATGACTTCTTAACATGCTTAACCATGCGCTCATACTTTGCGCCAGGAGGTGCCTTCTCTTCTAACTCCTCACCACCTTCCATTTCATATCCAGCCTTGACGCAGTTATTAACTTCCTTATCACCTTTAACTTTGGTGCCTGCCTTTCTATATCCTTTCCAGCAAGACTTGAAACCATTGTCATCCTTACCATCCATCTTCACCTTCTCGATGATGATGGTTTCTCCATCTTCCATTTCAATTTCATAAGTTGTGCCAACTAACTCGTCGGGCATAAACTCAGTTTCTTCAGCACGATTCTGCTTTGAAGAGTTGCAATCAGCATCTCCATGGCGAGGACATGATGTACCAGCGCCAGTGCCATTACACTTATCTTTCGCTTCCATCATGCTGTATGCAACTTTCTCCACTAACATCTTGGAGAAGTCATCATTGAAATATGGTTTCATTTTTCTTTGGGTCGTTTATTCTTATTTATAAATGTCTTGATTGATTGCTGAGCAGTGGTTGATTTTTTATCTTCACAACCACAATGCTCAACAATATCTTTCACCCACGCACGAAACATCTTACCTTCTTCTGTTACAGCGATAACATAGTTAACACCACGTCTATGAATCTTACCCACATCACCATCAGAATTTTTAATCCAATCACCCTCAGCAAATACTTTACCGAGCATGTAAGATTTTTGTTGTCCGATTTGTAATATATCTTTGAGTGATTTCATAATCCCATTCCCTCTCTCACATCGGCCATTAAATTTAATTTTTCTTGTACTGATAAAGTATCTGGTATTCCTGACATAAAATCTTTTGTCCTTACTTCTTTTGCTGCGGCTCTCATTTTACTTGCGGACATTCCAGATGCTCCTTCTGCGTCAGGATCTCTCTCGCCAGCAGAAACAACATCTATTTTTTTATAAGTATATTCAATACCATTGTATTTATTTACAAGTGCTTCGTATTGTGGCACTCTATCAGACCCAGCAATCAATGTCAATTCTGTATAAGTCCCCTGATATTTTTGCAGCATTTTAATAATAGTATTCATATCTTTATCATACACAATATGCTTGGCATGATTAGGAAACATTTTTTTCATATACTTCACTTTTAAAGCAGGCGCTAAAGGATCTTTATCTACTTTTTGAGTTAAGGTTGGATGAATAAAATAGTCATCTCTACCAGCAATTTTTGCAACTGCTTCTATAAGTTTTTCATGACCGATGGTTGGAGGATTGAATCTACCCCAGGCGACAACTACTCTACTCATGAATCTCCTTCTACCCAATTTTTAGATACATTGAAGTTGGCAACACTGAATGATAATCTATCAACTAACTTAACAGCATTTCTATCATTGCTAATAGCAACATATCCCTCTGGTGCAGTTATCTTGTAACCATCTTCCGTCTGTAAATAAGTGCCAATCTTTTCACCCTTCTCCAACTTGCGAATAAAGAATGTCTTAGCATTTTGAAGAGTAGTATATAATCCAACTGCTTTAATTAAAGCTGCTTTATTATTTTCAATAAACTCCAACCCATCATAAAGTTTTTTAAGTTTTGCTGCTTTTGCTTTTGGTGTCTTTACTTTATCTGCTGCTTTCTTTACTTCTGTTTCAAAATAGTTTTCAAAGTCGCTAACAAATTTTCTTGCATTATTAACTTTCTTACCTTGTCTCACATAAGTATTGAAATAAATTTTCAATCTTGGTCCTACGGTAAGTTGGTCATTTGCTTCTATCTGTTGAGCAACTTCATCTAAGAATGAAGATGATGCTCTCAGCAAAGCAGATCCAGCTGACTTCATTCTACCGAGAGTAGTTTTCTCTTGGTCGGTTAGTAAAACATCTTTTCCCAATTGACTTGTTTCTGCCGACAAAACTAACACATCAGAAGTTTTATTTAACTTAGAAACATCATAACCAAAAGTAGCAGATAATCCCTCCACAGTTGCACCAGTATATGTGGTGTGAAAAACTACTCCTATCTTTGCTTTCTTCGCTTTCTCGTATAACTCAGTGCCTTCTGGTATAGCATAGGTGATAGTGTTTGGTCTAAAAGTTAAACACCTCTTACCATCAATAATTTCAAATTTTTTATCATCAGTAAAAAGCAAATCACCTTGAGCAACTCCTCTGATTCCCAACTTAGGAAAATATTTTAGAGCATCTTTTAACTTAGCAACAAGTCCAGGAGCATGACCATGATTACGCTCAATGTCTTCTGGTGTTGTGTTTATTTTAGCATCTTTATTGAATACAGATTTAGTGCCAACAAAAAAATAATCTGTGCCAGGATACTGCCCACAAAATATTGCTGGAGCTCCATCCCACTTCGTAGTAATTTTAAATTGATTTGTTGCTTTACCAGAAAAAGTCTGAGCAAGTAAATCCAAAAATTTAAATGCATCAGTAGCTCCTTGCTTACCATCAAGGAGGATACTGTCTTCCAAATGCTCAAGGTGTGTATTCTTTGACATCAGTATATCTTTAAGAAAGGTCCATAGTCTCTGCCTTCTTTCTTGGCAAGAAATACCAAGTCAGTGCCAAACTTATCTATATCTGCTTTCTTTAAAGAAAGCACAGTATCTAGCCAGCAAATCTGTTGTAGTTTTGAATTGGCAACATGAGGCTCTGTACCGAAAACAAAGAGTAGATTATCTAATGCTTCTTCCACTCCACCAACACCACCAAGATCTACTCCTTTGGATTGTAATCTAGTTAATCGCTTTTTATAACTATCCCACTCCGCGAGAAATGATTCTGGAGTATTTGGATAGCTCGACTCTGATGTTTGAAATGTTAAACCATAAGACTTCAATAAGTCCATAACAAATTTAACTGTTGCTTTACCAAGTCTAGCAGCAGCTGCTCCCTCTTCTGTTGCCTCATATTTCAATCCAGAAAAAGAAGTACTTGTATTAGCTTTGATTTGGAAGTTGTATGTAGTATTTCCGTTTTTAATATAAAATCTACTGTCCTGAGTTTCCATTGTCACTTCACCATCTTTAGTAGTTTTTCTACCCAAAGAACATTTTGCTTTATCGAAATTCATGCACATGTCTTCAAGGTCAAGGAAGAATTTCTCATCTGCATTAACTTCAACTGCCTTAGCAGTATTACCAGAAACTTTCTTTAAAGAAACTCCAAACACTTGTTTTGCCTTAAACAATGTTCTAAACATTGCATTAAGCTGATGTAGATTCGATACTGTGCTTCCAGGTGTAGCAACAATAGTTTTCATCTGGTCGTCTAACAATTTCCTCCATTTGTCTTCATTTTGTATCAACCAAATGTCTGCTGGATTCCAACTATCTTTCTTTGCATAATCAAGTCCCCACCCACCAGATTTTTTTACTTTAGATTCTATCCAGTCCATGAAAGTATCTCCACTACCTTTCATACCTGGGAATGTATAGTCACTACCTCGGCAAAATTCTGTGAATGCTGGTCTTCCTATTTTTGCCAACAAAGCTTTATTTTGTTTATAAAAGTTTTCTATCCAACCGTCATCTGGACCTTGCACCTTTCCAATCTTCATCCAGATATCTTGCAAGACTGAATATGTTTTATCATCTGCTTTTATATCTTCCCACTTGCTCCATGTTGCGTTATCTTGAATTGCTCTTTTGAATACCCAAGCAGATCCAGTCTCCTGCATTTTAGTAACTGTCGATTCTGGCACAGACTTTCCAGAAGCATCCGTCAATCTACCAGTCTGCTCAAATTTTACTGCTTGTATCCCACCTATTTTAAAAACAATATTATCACCAGTCTTGTGTGATATAGCAGAAGTTTTCTTCAACTTTATCAATGTATTAATTACAGTGCCACTCGTCTTAATTACTATTTGTTTAGGTGCTCTAGCACCAGGATTTGGCCAAACAGAAGCATTCCAATTTCCAGGGTCATGTCTCCATATAGCACCTTCACCACCTGCATCAAGGATAGACTTCATGGTTGTCTTCTGACTTCTATTCTTAATAGTTTTTAGAATATCTTCTTTTGCTATATTCTGGAATGCCATAAGAAAAAACCTCTCCTAAGTATTTAGGAGAGGCAGTTATCATCGGTCGTCTGCAGCACGATTCTCAGAGAAGTAGGGGTCGAAAGTGCCCTCTGGATATCGCCGCTCAAGTTTCTTAACATTGCGAGCAATGACTTCATCAATTGAAATCTCCAGTGCTTGTGTTGCTTGTGCGACATACCACATGATGTCACCCAATTCAATAATGAGATGCTCTCGGTTATCTTCATTCCAGGGTTTGCCTTGGAAAATCATCTTCTTAATAATCTCCAAAAACTCGCCACCTTCAGCGTTGATACCAACACCAGCAGTCAGAAGACGCTCAATGTTTGCACCTTCACGGTCAAGCTCACCGATACGCTCTGCGAAATTGACGAAATCTTTGGATGCCTTTGAAGTCACAGCATCTACAAAGTGCTCATACTTGTTAAAATCAATCTGTCGTGTCATACAATAAATTCGGTAAACTTGCTAAACTTGTTTTGAGATTTGGGTTCTTCGTATTCATATTCTTCTTCATCAATCATGATGGTTGAAGAATCTGCTACCTCTACATTATACAGTTTCATCTTTGCCCTGTCAACCCCAATCAAAAATCTCTTATTGAATGTCGGGTCGTTGTATCGATTCTTCAACTGCTTGACAAGAATGTGACCATCCTTTTCCAAGTCCTCTGTAGAGATGAGAGCAAACATAAAGTCAGCAGTAGCTGGCAAACCAAAGGACTCACTTGTATCAGTGAGATCGACATCACTATTGCCAAACCCAGACCTTGTAGTTTGGGTAGCAGATACCAATGGAACGTTGTGCTCAACGGCAAGACCTCTAAGTTCTTCTGCAATTGCTTTGACATAAGTATATGAGTTTACAATCGCTCCTTTATATCTTGCACTAGCACAGATGTTAAGGTAATCGATAAAAATGATATCAGGTTTAAAAGTTTTTTTGAGTTGCAACTCGTTGAGTAGAGATTTGAAATGTCCGACATGTGCTGATGCTGTAGGATATTCTTTGATGATAAGACGACCTTGAGTTTTTCTGCCAATCTCCTGAATGCGAGAAGTAAAAATACTTTCAGGTAAAGTGCCAATGTCTTTAATATTTACATTCAAAAGATTAGCGTCAATTCTTTCAGCAATCTTTTCCTCTGCCATCTCCATCGTAATGTATAAAACATTTTTACCTTGCTGTAGACAATTAGCAGCACAGTGACACATGAATAGAGATTTACCGACACCAGTGCCAGCGAGAGCAACATTCAATGTCTTGTTAGGAAGACCACCCTTAGTGATTGAATTAAATTTATCCAGGTCAAAAGGAATTTTGTCTTCTTTCAGATGATAGAAGTCATATCTTTCTTCAACATTATTCACATAATCGTGACCTACATGTTCGTCGAAAGATACTGCCAGGGCCTCTTGAAGTATTGCTGGGATCGCATCCTTTGATACTTTCTTATTGCTGTCATCCGCAATCTTGATTGACTCAAGCAAGGCGAGATAGATTGCTCTGTCTTTGCACCACTTCTCTGTGGTGTCAAGCAACCACTGAAACTCAACCGAGTCATCAGTAAGTCCTTGAATCGTTTTAACCGCATTTTGATATACTTCCTCATTTAAATCTTTCCTCGCTTCTAAGTTAATAGTTAATACTTCTTTGGTAGGAACTAATTCATAGTTGCTCGCAAAATTCCAAACCTCTTCATAGATTACTTTTTCATGAATCTCATTGAAGTAATCTGGTTTTACAAAAGGGACAACCTTCCTATAAAACTGCTCGTTACAGAGAAGGTTACGTAGGATTGTTGTTTCGATTCTTTCACTCATCCGCTACTCCATACAGAAACTCTTTCTTGGCACACTCATCAAGTGCTTGCATTATTTCGGGCGTGAAATACTTCTCAGGATCGGCAAGAATAACAGAAGGATAAACGGAAGATTCCCCAACAACAACCCGATTGCCCTTGCGTTGGAATACTCCGTATTTCTCACCCAACTCCAGTAATCCATAATACTTATCCAATCCCCTTGCGTCATAGAAGAGCCTCGTTTCGATGTCTGAGTTTTCTTTAGTGAAGCGCGACTTCTGTGCCTTCACCTTGATAATGTTACCAACCACTTCAGTGCCATCTTTCTCTTTCTTCTTAGACAAGAAAAGAATCGTTGATGCAGCATACTTCAATCCAGTGCCACCACCCATTTCTTTGGTTGGCACATAAGCACCGACCACTTCATATGTATGGTTGGT